TTCTCCTGCTCGGTGAAGGCTTCCACTGCCCACTTGTCGAACCAGTGCTCCGGTTCGGGGTGGCGCGTGATGTGGCGGTGGTTGCGGTTGACGTGCCACCGCACAGTCCCGGCGGGCCGCTCGGTCGTGGCAGTCACGGATCAGTCCTCGTCTCGGTCGAACCAGTAGCGGTCGTAGCGGGCGCAGGTGCGGGGGTCGTCGTCCCAGTCCCGGCGGGGTTCGGTGAGCGGCGCCGGCACGTCGACGGCCGGGGCAGGCTCGGGCGGGGCGGTCACGACTGTCCGTTGCAGAGGCAGGCTTCGTGCGGGAACTGGCAGGGCCGGGGGTGGGCCTTGGAGGCGTCGCGGACGGCGATGATGGCGCCGATCTCGTCGTTGCTGAGTCCCTTGGCGAGGCGGTAGCTCTCGCGCCAGTAGTCGGCCTCCATGTACTGCTCGTCGGCGTCGGTGCGGGCTCGCTTGGCCTCGGCAAGCAGCGCGCGGATGTCGTCGGCTGATGCGCCGGCGGGGCCGTTCACGGCTGCTTCGATGGCGGCGAGGCGTCCGGCGGTCATGGGCTCGGCGGTCTGGTTCTGCATGGCGCTCCTTTCAGGCGGCGATGGGCGGGGTGAACTCGGCGAACGCGTAGGTCTGCACGATCTGGTACTCCGAGACCTTGGAACCGCTGTCCCCAATGTTGTAGATGCAGTCGATGTACAGCGGCGGCGCCGTCTCCAGATCGGCCGGCATGCACGCGTCGCAGCCTTCGTATTCGCAGCAGCTGTTTTCCCAGCGCAGGTTTTCAGCGTCCGGGGTGTCGGTGCGGAGGAGATGTTCGGCGTGCTGCTGGGCTGCGTTGAGGCGTGTATAGACGCGGATCTCCTTGTCGGTGGCCCAGTTGCGGATCGTGTACAGGGTGGCGGCGTTGGTGTCGGCCATCGGGTTCTCCTTATCGGGTGGTGGCGGTGACGGCGGGCTGCGGGGTTACGGCGTGCACGTTGTGCGGGGCGAGGACGCACCACGCGAACAGCAGCGACAGGAGCGACATCAGCAGGCACAGGCCGCCGGTCTGGCGTTTCATCACGAGGCCGGGGCGGGGACCGTGGACGTCGGGCGGGCGATCACGGCTGGTCGCCAGGAGCGTCACCGGCCGCGAAGCGGATGGTCATCTCGTCGTTTCCGGCGTGAACGGTGAACTCGCCCTCGGCTCCGCGGGCCGAGTTATGGGCGGGGTCGCTGGTCGGACAGATCACCGTCTCGTCCGACTTACTCACCCATTCGTCGTCGCCTTCGACCCAGTCGAGCGCGAGTGCCGGAGTGTCGGACCAGCCGAGGTACTCGCCGCTATCGTCGAACTCCCGGAAGCACACGTCGCAGACGGCGATGTAGTGGACGCCAACCTTGATCGTCATCACTCCGCCTCGCCGTCGGCGTCGCGGATCTCGCTGCGGAGGGCTTCCTTGCCGCGGGCGCGGGCACGGCCGTGGGCCTTCTGACCGTTGTGGCGCTCAGGTTCGTCGTCGTAGCGGCCGGCGCCGAGGCTGCGCCCACGGAGGATGACGCCGGGGCTACGGGGCTTCTTGCGGGACATTTCCTTCCTTCTTTCTTTCGGTGCGGGCGTGGCGGTGAGGTCAGGCGGCCAGCGCGAGCCGCGCGGCCACGATCTTGTAGGCGGGCTTCCTCGGCTTGTAGCTGAGGGCGATGACCGCGACCTGCTGGGGCGTGAACCTGGCGCAGCCCCGCATCCGGCGCCCGGCGTGGCTGCGGCCGGGAGTGCCGACGACACCGAGCTTGGCGGCGACCTTCCGCAAGGTGCCGACCATGCTGGCCGCGTCGCGGTGGCTGAGGCCCTGCGCCATGGCGTGGCTCGCGAGGGTGCCGGTTCCGCGTCGGGCGATGCGGGCGGCGGCGCGGGTGGCGATGCTGCGGGCCTTGACGGTGGCGCGGCGGCTGCGGTTCGAGCGAATCATCGGGTCCCCCTTGGTGCGGATGTGCGGTGGTTCGGTGGTGAAGCCCGACCCCGAAAGGCCGGGCGGGGCGGGTCAGCGTTCGGTGATCCACGGCATGCCGTCGTCGAGGTCGGGGCGCTTCGCGATGAACTCGCGGCGGGCCGTCTCGACGACCTGCATCAACTTGTCCAGGTCCCAGCCGAGGTATCCGGCCAGGGTCCGGTCGTAACTGCGCTGCCACGACTTGCGGAGTGCGTTGTAGATCCGGACGGAGTGCTCGTTACCCGTGGCCGGGTCAATGTCGCCCATCGGGACGCCTGCGGCCACGCTCTTCGCGGTCCGTGCATCGGCGAGGGATGTACGGAGATCGGCGCTGACGACTGCCCACTCCTCCAAGGTGGCTTCGGGGGTGCGGCAGTTGAGCAGCTCGTTGCCGATGCGCTGGACGCGGGCGAACGCCTGGTCCTGGAGCTTCCGGTCATTCTCGGGGTCCGGCCCGGTGCCGTTCGAAAGTTCCAGTTGTTCGGCGATGGCGTCCATTTCCGTCTCCCCTGCTGGTCTCCCTGGCGATGACTCCATCATCCACTCCACACGTGTGGACTGTCAAGAGTCCTCGGATGTGGACTGAAGAGTGCACTACCCCGAGCACTCAATCGCGTGCCACAATGCAGGCATGACCAGCGACTGGACCCCCACCGAGGAAGAGGCGCGCACCCTCGCCCGCTATAAGAAGGCCCGCGAGACCGAGAGGGAGTTGAAGCCGGTCACGCGCACCATCGGCCTAGACGCCCTCCGCAAGGGCGCCACCCCGGCCCAGCTGGCCGAGCTCACCGGGGAGTCCGCCGAGACCTTCCGGCGTCTCCGTGACGCCAACGACATCCCCGTCGACCCGCGTTACCAGAGCCGCGCCGAACTCGCCCGCGCCCGCAAGGCCGCCCTGCCCGAGGCCGCCACCGAGTAGCCCGCTTCCCGTATTCCGCCCCGTCTCCCCCACCACCCCGGGCACACTGCGGGTATGAGCGACGTCGTCTACATGGTGCGCGCGAAGAGCGAGGCCTCCTGCCAGCGGGAACTGGACCTGATCTGCGAGCGCATGGGGGCGGTGCCGGTGACGAGCCCGACGGACGCGGCCGGACGCGACTGGGTCGCCCGCGCTGTCCCCGCCCGCACGACAAAGGCCCCGGTCCGTGAGGATCGGGGCCCTGGCGTTTCCGGCTAGATGAGGCGCGCGTGGGCTAGTGCAGCGGCCCGGTCGAGGTAGACCGCCGGCAGTCGCGGGTCGCGTTGGGCATCGTTCCAGGATGGGATGGTCTCGACGTGCGCGAAGTCCCGGCGGATGGCGTCGAGGAGCACCACGCACGCATCGTCGGCAGCGCCCCGGGTTGGGGCTTCGGCCCGGATGAGGCCAATGAGGCAGGCGGCTCCTTGTTCGTCGCGCAGCTGTCCGGTGCACCAGCCGCCGGTCTCGAGCCGAAGGCGGGCTCGATGGAGGGTGGCGGCGATCGGGGTGCTGTACGGGCACGGCGCCGCCGTGGGGGTGAGCGGCAGCGGCGCGGTGATCTCGGGGATTGGGGTGGCGGGGATGTGGGCGGTGTTGACTTCGAAGGCGACGGCGGCCTCGTCGAGGCGGCCGGTCATGATCGCGCCCACCATGGCGAGCCTCGCGTCCAGGTCGAGTTCGACCGGGGCGGAGGTTCTCTTGCCGATGGTGGGCGCGGTCATCATGCGGCAGCCTTCGCCTTGCCAGTGCCCATGCATTCGTCGCAGACGATGACGATCTGTTCGCCGCCGAATGCGCCGTGGAGTTTGCCGTTGCCTGCGCACTTCCAGCACAGGCCGTTGGCGATGGCCTTGCCGGGGTGCATGGCCTTGTTCTGCTTGATCCACTGGTCGTCGGTCATGCCGGAGTTGGGGACGACTTTCGACACGGCGGGTTCGGCCTGCTTGGCGGGCTGGGCTGTTCCTTCGGTGGCCTGCGCGTACCAGGCGCCCCCGACGGTCTTCCCGCCGTGCTTCTGCCGCTCATGGGTGCGCAGCGCCTTGGTGGCTTCCTTCGCGTCCCGGTAGCGGGGCTTCTCTTTCTTGCCGCAGGGGCACGCCCAGCCGACGAGGCCGGTGTTCTTGTCGGCGCCGAACCGGCTGGCCTTCCAGACCTCGAGGCGCGACACGCGCTCCTTGGTGGGCTTGGCGGGGCAGGGCTTGGAGCCTGTAAAGGAGCCGTCCTTGCCCTTGGTGAAGATCTGTCCGTTGCCCTGGCAGGTAGTGCACCCCTTGTGGGTGGCGCGGAGGATCGCGGCGTCCTTGCGGGAGCGGACGGTGTCGCCGCGGGTGTCGAGGCGGGAGACGGCGAACAGGACCATGCGGGCGCCGATCTGGTGGTGCAGCGGGCCCTTGCGCGGGATCTTGACGCGGCGGGCGGGGTGGTTGCGTGCGGACGGCTTGCGGCGCTTCGCCGGGGTGGTCCGGCGGGCCGGCTTGCGCTTCGCGGGCGGCATGAGAACTCCTCTTCAAGAACTTCGCATATATGGATCAATGGGGTGGCGGCGACCCGGCGGAAGCCCGGCGCGGACCCGGCGGACACCCGGCGACCTGCATCGATGGGTTGAACGTCCGCCGGGTCGGCGCCGGGGCTACGCCGCCCTCATGCCGGGGTCTTGCCGGGTCTGCGCCGGGTCCAGGAGGCCCGCCGCGGCCCTCTCGACCTCGCTCCGCTTCCAGCCGCGCAGGTACTTCCCCTCGGGGCAGTCGGTGCGGTCCGCCTTCACGCCGGGTGCGTGCTTGCGCAGCCGGTTGGCAAGTGCGGTCGCGTCCACTCCGTCAACTCCCGCGGCGGCCAGGGCAGGCAGCAGCACCTCGCCTGTCGGCAGGAAGTCGCGGCCCTTGGCGTGGAAGGCGCGGAGCAGGGCGGCGATGAGCGGCGCGTCGTCGTGGCTGACTGCGTCGAGGCGTTCGGCGAGGTTGCCGCGCTGCCCGGCCGTCGTCAGGGTGGCGCCGGCCTTGAGGACGGTGTCGCTGTCCATGCGGTTAGCTCCGGCCTTGATGCGGTCGGGGACGGCGGCGGTGATCTGGTCGCGGGTGTAGCCGTTGAACTGGTAGCGGATGGCCCGGTTGAACGGGCCGCCCATGATCATGGCCTGGCCTGCGTCGTTGGCGACCGGGCCGACGGCGGGCTTCATCCGGTCCGCTCGCCATCCCTGCGCGCCGGCGCCGGGGCCGAAGGCGATTTTGATGTCTTCGAAGCGGCAGGCCATGAGGATGCGGTAAGCAATGATCAGGGCGATCGCGTCACCGAGAGCATCTGCGGTGGCTTCCTGACCGGCCATGATGAGGTAGATGCCGTACTGGCGGCCGGTGCGGAGGATGGTGATCGCGTCGGCCTTGCCCTTGGGGCTGAGCTGGATGAACTCGTCGATGTTGATGTACAGGTTGGGGTGCTTCTCGGTGGCGTGCCAGCGGTCGCCCATACCGAGTGTGGGCATGAGGTAGCGGCGGGCGGACACGTAGGAGAGGGCCTCCGCCAGCGCCTCCTCGCATTCTTCGGGAGTGCGGGCGCGGCGGGCCATGAGGTCGCCGAACTCGGCGAGCCCGCCCTTGATCGGGTCGAGGTCCCAGACGACGGCGTCTCGGCACGCGGTGAGCGCTTCGTTGATCGTGCGCAGCGCGCCGAGGGTCTTGCCCGCCCCCATGGCACCGACGATCAGTGCACAGAACCCGTCGAGGGTCAGCTCGAAGAGGCTGCCGTCCATGGCGCGGCCCATGGCGATGACATCGTGCACCGACAGGGAGCGGGGGGCGTGCACGGCGGGCCGAGGCATGTCGGCGAACGGGTTCGACTGGACGAGGCGGACGACGATCCGGGACTTGTCCCGCGCATCCGGCTCGATCATGAATCCGCCGTCGGGCAACCCGAGGTGGGACTCAAGCTGGTCGGCCTTGCCCTGCACCCCGCCCGGGGTGGAGCCCTTGAGGACGACCTCAAGCTCCCAGCCCCAGTCGTGGCGGGCGATCATCTTTATGTCCCGGTAGTCGGCACCCTCGGCGAACAGGGCACGCCCGAGGCAGTCGGCCGCCTGGCCCCCGCTGGTTACCCACGCGATCGGGTACGGCTCCTCGCCTTCCGGGTTGTCCTGGTCGGCGATCGCCAGCTGAGGTGCAAGCCCGGGGGCGTTGGCCCGGTAGCGGCCGTACAGGGCGATCCCCGTGAATGTGGCGAGCGCAAGGGTGGAGGGCGTCATCCACCACGAGTCGGCGGCCGTCAGACCCGCGTACTTCACGAGCGCCCACCAGCCGGCGAAGTTCAGGCCCGCGGTGATGCCAGCGGCCCAGCCGAGAAGCTTCCAGCGTGCGCGGCGTTCGGCCTTGTTCTGGTTCCAGTCGGACTTCTTCTGGAGACCCCCAACGGCTTCCTGAAAGTCGTGGGTGCGGATGTATCGCCAACCGAGGACGCCGACGGCGCGGGCGCCGACACCGAACCAGCGCATCATGGTGCCGCTGCCGCGAGCGGTCAGTCCGATCGCACGACCGGTGACCGAGGCAACGACCATCGCGGCCGAGCCCGCCTTCCGCAGGACGGGCAGGCGCGGCTCGTAGGGGACGACGATGCCGGGCGCGATGTCCTCGCCGGACAGGTCGTCGGGCACGTGCAGCTCGCCGGGGATCACCTTGGTGAGGTCCCAGTCGGCGGGGAACTCGGGGTTCGTGTCGAGGCTCATGACGGGTCCTTCTGGGCGGCGTTCTTGGCGGTGATGGCGGCCTGCTTGCGGGCGGCGTCCACGAACTTCGGGGTGTCGCCTGCGCGTCGCGTCCCGCGCACCGGCGGACCGGTAACCGAGCCCCTACGGCCAGTAGGGGGGACTTGTGGATTCACCTGCGCGTCTTGGATCTTCCACACGGTCTTTTCGGGGGCGTCGGCGCGGGCGTCGAGCATGCGTCGCGCCGCCGCATTGCGGAGCTGCTGAGCCTCCGGCGAGTCGCCCGGATCGGTGCCCTTCACGTCCTTGTGGGCGCGCCGCCAGACGGCATCGGTGACGGTCGTCTCGCCCAGTGCGGCGGCGAGCCTCAGGGCGTGATCCCACACGTCCGGGAACTTCTCCGCGCGGTCCTTCGCGAGCTTCTCCAGCTCCTCTCGAAGCGCCTTCTCTCGGTGCGCCTCGCGCTCCGCGGCGAAGAGCTTTTCGGCGGCCGTTTCCGTGGCGATCCGCTTCGCTTCCCTCGCTGCCGCCCTCCGCTCGCGGCGGGTAAGGACACCGTCGCGGCGACGGATCCGGCCGTGCTCGTGGAGGTCCCACACGCCGGGGCCGGCGAGCGAAGCGAAGGCCGTGCCGATCGCCGTCGCCGGGTCGAAGTGGGAGAGGCCGTGTGACAGGTTCACCGCGGCGGCAACGAACGCGAGCAGCCAGGCGATGAGCCGGTAGTGCCAGTGCGGCCGGTGGTCGTCGACTGCCGCCGCGGCGCCGCGGAGTACGACCCAGGCGCCGCCTTCCAGCATCACGGGGGCGGCGAGCAGCCATCGGGCGTGCGGGTTGTAGAACGCGGACATCTGCACAGGCAGTGCCACGATGGCGCAGGCAATCGCGAACCCGAGGGCCGCGTTCCGCCACGACTTGGCGGACTTCCCCCGCTTCTTGTCCTGTGTGGCGGCGGAGAGCTGTTCGGCTGCGTCCTGTTCGCGCGCTTTCTCGCGTGCCCGGTTGGCTTCGTCCCGCTTGCGGTTGGACTCGGCGATGCGGGCTTCGCTGGCAGCGTCGTCCTCGCGGGCCCGGCGCTCGGCCTTGTCGTTGAGCAGCCGCTGCTTGCGGGCTTCTTCCTCGGCCTTGACGATCTCGGCCTGGGCTGCGGCTTCGGCCGCAATGCGAATCGCCTCGGCTTCGGCCTCGCCGCGGGCGCGGATCGCGGCAGCCTCCGCCGCAGCAACAAGGTCGGCCCGGTCGATGGCGGGCTCGGGCTGGGGGGTGCGCCGCTCCTCGGGGTCGGCGGTGATACGCCAGTCCGCGAACTGCAGGGGCGTGCGCGGCCTGGTGCTGCCGTTGGCCTTGGGCGGGCTGGCGGTCATGACGTTCGGTCCTTTCGGGTCAGCCGCGGGTGCGGCGGTCGATGAGGGCGGCGGTGGCGAAGTAGACGCCGAGGGCTGCGGTGAGGGACATCAGGGCGGAGACCGGCCGGCTGATGCCGAGGGCGGTCAGGCCGAGCTGGACGCCGAGGACGACGGCCACGGCGGGGATCAGGAGCGTGAAGGACTCGCGCACCGTGTAGCGGCGGTTGAGGTAGGCGAGGAAGCGCATGTCAGCCCTCTCGGTTGCGTCGGGTGCGGGTGGACCTGTAACCGAACGGGCCGGGCAGGTCCATGGAGGTGGTGCGCCGTCCGGTCGACGAGATCGTGTGGCGGGGTCCGCCCCGGCCGCCCAACGTCACCGACCAGCTGCGCCGGTTGATGTTGAGGCGGACCCCGGGCAGGATCCGGAAGCTCTTGCGGAACGTGATCGGCACTACGGCCGTCCTCTCAGGCGGGCGCGCCGGTGCGCGCCTTGTGGAATTCGCGGATGAACTCGTCGGTCAGGCCCGAGCCGACAGCCGCCCCGACCGGGCCGATCCCGGTCACCGAGGCCGCCCACAGCTCCAGCCAGGCGGCCCGGGTCGCGATGTAGTTGAGGACCGGGCGGGCAGCGCGCAGCGGGAACACGACGGCGCCGAGGCCGACCATCACCAGCAGGGCGAGGAGCCGCACCGTCCACCGGCCCACGAACCGGACGGCACGCGTCGGCCGGCCAGGCTTCGCAGTGATCAGATAGGCGTGCATGGGAGGCTCCTCGCGGGTTGGGCTACCGGTCAGCGGCTGTAGCGGACCTGGATGTTGTCGGTGTCGACCTTTTCGCCGGACGCGATGTTCTTGCCGAGCTGGGTGGCGGCGTCAGCGCGGGCCCTGTCGTGCGTGTACATGGGGCTGGACTGCTCGACGGTGCCGGTGACCTCGCGGGTGGTGCCGTCGCGGCCGGTGACCTTCGCGACGATGTTGAACTTCGGCATGCGGTTCTCCTCGGGTGGGGGTTGGAAGTCGCTGGCGCGGTTCCCCTCGACCGGGCCCGTGTGAGACGGGCCCGGCGGGCAGCCGGTCAGCCGTTCTTCGGCTTCTTGGCGTTCAGCTCGGTCTCCCGCTTCTCGGCGGCCTCCCTGGTCGGGTACGACGCGGTCCAGGAGTCGCCGTCGACGCGGTACTCGGCCCGCATGGCACGGGGGGTCTCGCTGGACACGTAGCTCTTCTTGATCGGCATGGGGCTCCTTCGATGCGGTGGACGGATGGTGGTGCGCGCCCCGGGCCGGATCCGATCCGGCGCCCTCACGGCTGGATGCCGGGGCTGAGCGGTCAGCCCTCGTAGGTCCCGTTCGTGTACGCGTTGTCGCGGGCGACGGAGTCGGCGATGTGGGCGTGAACGGCGTCGAGGCCGCCGACAGGCAGGTGGCCGACGATGGCGCGGACGTCGTCGCGGATCTCCTGGTCGGACTTGCCGAGGGCGTCACCGGCCTTGACGGCGAACTGGACCTTGTCGGCGATCTTCTCGATGGACATGCGGTTCCTTCCGGATCAGCTGGTCGGTGGTGGTGCGCGCCCCGGGTCGCCTTCGCGGCTACGTCGGTGATGACCGGACCGGGGCTGGGCCGTGGCGGCGGGGCCGCGGGGGAACGAATCCCACCGCCACGGGGTCTAGGGGCTCAGGCGACGTCGCCGAGGCTCGCGCCGAACAGCTCATCCGTCAGAGACGGGGCGTCCTTGTTGGCCCGGTCGTAGGCCGCAGCCTCGGCCCGCAGCGCCTTCCGAGTCCGCGAGCTGCGGGCGGTCAGGTAGCGGGAGATCAGGCCGGTGCGGTACTCGGCATCCGACGACGGGGCGGAGGTGATCAGGGTCAGAACAGACATGGGGGTGCCCTTCGAGGTGGTCAATCAGGAATGGGGGTGGGGTGGGGAACCGCGGCGCGGGACGGGGGGGGGTTGGTGTCCGCGCCGCGGCGGTCTGGGGGGTCTAGCGGGTGGGGTGCTCGCTGCGGTCGTTCTTCTCGCGCAGCTTGCGGAGCATCTCTTCGTAGTCGGCGGGGCTCACGACGCCTCGCCCTCGTCCGTGACGACGAGGAACCGGTCGCCGGGCAGGTCCTGCACGACGGTCGCCGGGATGCCCTGGTCGCGGAACTGCTGCGCCTGCTCCTCCGCCGGCCAGGAGCCGCGCGGGTGGCCGGCCTGGGTGGAGGCGAGGATCTCGCGGGCCATCACGCCGCTCCGATCAGGTCGAGGCGGCCGGCGGCCTGAAGCTGGCAGCGGCACATCGCCATCTCGTCGCGGACGTACTCGCAGCCCTCGTAGTCGCCGGACGCGGCGAGCGCCCGGTAGTGGACGGCGGCCGACTGGTAGCGGGAAGCCGCCTCCAGCGGGGTAGTGGGGGTCGCGGTGCTCATGCCGACACCGCCGATCGCACGGCACGGAGGCCACGGACGGTGATGCGGAGGAGCGTGCCCGGACGGGACGCCCAGAACTTCTCGGCCCGCTCACGGCGCTGCGCAGCGACACAGTGCGCCTCAGCCAGACGGAAGTACTCGTCCTGCTGCGCCCGCAGCTCGGCGAACTCGCCGGCCGCAATCGCACCGACCGTGCGGCGGACCGACAGCTGCACCGAAATGCTGCTCGCCGCCTGCTGGTAGCGGCGCATCGCGGCGTAGTGGGAGTTCGGGGTGGGGGGCTTGGTGGGGGTTGCGGTGGTCATGCCGCCTCCTGGTTGAGGGCGAGCAGTTCGTCTACGACGCTGCTCGGGATTCGGATCGCTCCCCCGCGCCGGCTTTCGCCTTCAACTCGGGGCTGGCCGTACTGGATCGACGGCAGGTATCCGCTGGCAGCCCAGCGGTAGACCGTCGGCTTGGAGACCCGCAGCAGGTCTGCGGCCTCCGCCACGGTGAGCAGCTTTTGAGCCGCAGGCAGCATCTAGTTCTCCAATCCAGGAGGTGGGTTCCTCTGACAGAGATGACTGTGACAGGTCTCTTGAGAGGTATCAACCCTCTCGCCTGATCGAGCCGCTCTCGTATGCCCCGCGGCCCTGCTTGACGTGGGCTTATGGTTGGAGAAATTGCTAGACGCCTCAGGAGAAGTCGCGCACTGGAGGAGCTGGAGTGACGGAGAACCGATGGGCCGGCTCATCGACGCCGTACATCGAGAGCGGCCAGGGTGACGCCTGGGGTAAAGAGGCGGCCCAGCAAGGCCGCTCGGGAACCCAGCGCATCCTCAGCGCAGGCCAGGAGCCAGCACCGCTCGCGGTCGCCGAAGCGCTGGAGCAGCAACCCGGCACGCCCGTCGTAGCCCGACAGCGATTGATCCTGCTCGACGGGCAGCCGATCGAAGTCGCGCGCTCCTATTGGCCCGTCAACGTCGCCGCCGATACACCCCTGGCCGGCACCGGCAGGGTCCGCGGCGGCGCCGTGACCCTCCTCGCCGAGCTCGGCTACAAACCCGGCGCGGTCACCGAGGACGTCCAGACCAGGCCCCCGACGAAGGAGGAAGCGGAAGCCCTGCAACTCACCGACAACAGCGAATGGGTACTGGCCCTAACTCGCACGATCGCAACCCCCGACGGGCGCCCCTACGAGGTGTCAGTCATGGTCAGCCCCGGCCGCATTGGGCGGCTCCACTACTCAATGAAGGTCGACTGACATGGCAGAGCAGCACGAAGAGGAATCCATCTGGCCCGTTCAAGACCAGATCGCCGCCTACCTTCGCGACGGCATCCTGAACGGCGACTTCCCGCCCGGCAAGCCGCTCCCCTCCAGCCGCAAGCTGAACGAGGAGTTCGGCGCCGCAGCTCAGACGATCAAGAACGCGATGGGCATCCTGGAGAAGGAGGGCCTCGTCTTCACGCGCAGAGGCGCCGGGATCTACGCCCGGGAGCACCGCCAGCGGACCATGACGCCCGCCGAGTACAAGAACCCTCCGGCCGACGGCGGGAAGTATCAGTGGATCACCGCCGCAGAGCGCAAGGGGTTCACGGGCCGTTCGGAACTCCTGGACGTCGAAGAGGTTGTCCCGCCACATCTCGTGCGCGAGGCATTCGGACTCGGCGAGGGCGAGACCGTGATTTTGCGGCGCCAGGTGATGTATCTCGACGATGAGCCCTGCGAGTTGGTAGAGGTCTACTTCCCGCTCGACTTGGCCAGGGGGACGCCGATCGCCGAGCGCCGGCGCATCAAGGGCGGAGCGGGACGAGTGCTGGCCGAGGCGGGACTCCCGTCTCTCCGTTGCGTGGACAAGGTGGCCGCTCGCTGGCCAACTCCGCAGCAGCAGAAAGCGCTGAAGATGCCCACGAAGCTGCCGGTGCTGCGCCAGTTCCGGGTGACGTACAGCGTGGACGACCGTCCCATCCAGGCGGAGTTCATGATCAAGGCGGGTCATCTGTACGAGCTGGAGTACGAGTTCTGATCGGGCCGCCCACCAGCCCCGACGCAGACGGCGTCGGGGCTTCGTTGCGTCTGGATGCAAACGAGAGGGTTGCGAACCTCTCAATAAACCTCTTACAGTCGCTTCCGAGAGTGGCTCACGCCACACGCTCAGTAAGGAGCGGCATGCCCGAAACCCCCGAGCAAGCGCCGAGCCCGGCCTTGCGCATCCCGTACCTCAAGTTCCACGAACCCGACGGGATAAGGACCCTGCTCTACCGGTTCTTCGACGACGAAGGCAGGCTGCTGTACGTCGGCATCACCAACAATCCACAGGTCCGGTGGTCTGACCATGCCGGAAAGGCACGCAAGGGCGAGAACGCATGGTGGCGCCACGCGCGCGTCGTGCACACCGAGTGGTTCGCAACGCGCGCCGAGGCGGAGAAGGCCGAGATCACTGCCATCCACAACGAGCATCCTCTGCACAACGGCTCTCACAACGTGAGGCTCGGAGCAGGGCTCCGCTTCCGGTCGATGTACCTGCACCCAATGGCGAGGGAAATCTTCGGCGACGAGCCATTCACCTTGCACGAGCTAGGCGACCGCGCGCGCATCCCCGTTGGAACCGCCGTGCTTTACGGTCGACGCCTTGTCGCGAAAGGTGCATTTCGAAAGGTCGGCAAGGTGAGGAGCGGCCCCCACAACAGGCTCCGGGACCAGTACATCGCTCTCGACGTTCCCGCCGACGTCGCCTCGCCCGTACAAAGCCCCCTCCTGGACATGGAGTAGCCGCAACACAACGGCCGGGTGCGTCAACACCCGGCCGCTTGATCCAGCGAGTTCGAGCTCGCTGTTCCGTAATCCGTCCCGTCAGAAAAGGACTACACCCATGACCTTAGCGCAGGGTTGCACCCTCCCCCAGCAGAAGACCACGACGGTTGAGCGTCTCCTCGATGCACCACTCGACGACCTGTTGCTCGAGCTGGACGTCGAACTCCACCTGTCGCAGATCACCGACCCGGGCTTCATCGGCGCCCTGGTGCAGCTGCCGGACGGGAGCCTGATCCTGTCGATGCCGCCGGGCCGGCCGCGGCTGGAGCGGGACTCGGTGGCGCGGGCGATGCTCGGGCAGGTGATCGGCGTGCCGCTGTCGCCGCTTCCGTCGCCGTATGAGTTGACCGAGCTCTGACCGCACACAGAAGCGCCCCCGGCTCCGGTTGGAGTCGGGGGCGCTGTGCTGTCAGTCGTCGGGGGCGCGTTCCGGCTGCTCGCTGTTGTCGCTGGCAGGCTGCTCGCCGGTCGATTTGATCCGGTCGTCGATGACGATCGCCACGGGGTCGCCGCCGGTGCCGCTGTGCGGATCCTTCGCGACGGCCTTCACGGTCTTGGCGATGCGCCCGTACACGTGCTGGGCGATGGCCGCGGTACCCGGGTCGGCGTCTGCGGCCTGGTGGACGGCCTGGAGGCTGGTGAGGGCGGCGACGAGGGACGGCCCGGAGACCTGCACCTTGACGATGCCGTCTTTCTCCTTGACGTCGCCGGGGATGTGGAAGTGCCGGTCTTGGCCTGCGTGTTCGACGAGGAACGCCCACGTGTCGCGGTGGACGCGGAGTTCGGCTGCGGAGATGCCGGCTGCGGCGAGGAGGAGTTTCGGGTGCTTTTCTTCCTTGCCCTCGTCCACGTCCTCGCCGGGCTGCTGCTCCACTGCGGCGTCCGGCTCGGCCGGCTGGGGCTCCCCGTACCGCTGGGTGTTGGCGCGGACGGTGGCGAGGTCGGCGCTGAACGCGGACAGCTGGCTGATGAGCATCTCCCGGTTCTCGCCGAGTGCCCGGCGGACGACTTCTCGGGTGTCGTTGAGGTGGTCGCGGGCGGCGGTTTCGGTGCGGTCGATGGCGTGCTGCTGGCCGTCGACTTGCTGCCGTAGTGCGCGGAGTTCCGCCAGCGCCTGTGTGAGCTGGTCGCTGATCCCTTGTAGCTGCTGGCTGTGGTCCTTGCCGAACATCCAGGCCCCCCTTGTTGTCGGCTGACCTGGTCAGGGTGGGGGTGGGACATGACGGGGGCAAGGTCGCGAACCGGACAGTTGCGCATTGAAGCGCCCCCGCGCCGAACCCCGGCCGGGGGCGTTCTCGTGTCACGGCTGCTGCTCGCCGCCGTTCACGCCGCGCCCCATTTGGCCGTATTGCGGTGTCGGCCCGCGCGCTGCGGCGTTAGGCGTACATGACCAGGAGCCGGAAAATGCGGGATCTGTCGCCCCAGGCGTTCGACCAGCTGCGTTCACAGTTGGCTCGTGCCGCCGCCGGGGTGGCCAGGGAGAAAGTGCCACGGCAGCGACCTCGTCCGACGCCTGCGGAACCGGACGGCGTCGGCGGTGAGGCGGGCCCGCCCAGTTCGAGCTGAGGCCATCACTCGCCCGCCGCGGCCTCACCCGCTTCCCGCAGGTGGTGGTCGGCGAGGCCGACCGCGATCTCCAGTCCGGCGGCGATCCCGTTGTGGGCGGTGACGCGGAGGTGGTCGAGGTCGGGTCGGGGATGCTGGTCGGCGCGGACGGCTTTGGCGTGTTCGGCGGCGAGTTGGCCGCGGAGACGGTGGAGGCGGGCGAGGGTGGGCTGTGGCGGCTGGTCGGTCACGGGTTGGCCTTCCTGGGGGCTCTGTGCGGGTTCTGACGGCCTTTGGGGGCCTGGTTGGGGAGTCATGGGGCGTTCCGGGCGTTGATGGCGCGTGCGACGCCGCCACTGAGATCGATCTGGGTGGCGGCCAACTCGACGGCTTTGTGGATGGATATCCGTCCGCGGTAGGCGGACCTGATGGCGACGGCCCTGGCGTGCAGGTCGTCAGCGAGGACCCGTTGCGCCGGGGTCAGTCCGCCTGAGCGTCTGTGGGTCTTCTCTGGGCGGGTCGGCCGCCAAGGGTCGTCGACGTCCCGGCTTTGCAGGTCGCCTGCCTCAGCGTCCTTCTCCGCGACCGGCAACTGGGGTTCAGGTGGGACGTCGAGCGCCTGAATTCGTTCACGCAGCTGGCTGGTCGTCACGGATTTCGGCTTCTCCCAGCACGTCCCCCACGGCTGCGAGCTGGGGAGGAGACCAATCTCGTCCGGTTTCAGGCACCGCCGATCGCCGTCATCGCCGATCCGGTGTAGGGCGGCAAGCGGCTCGCTGGCAAAGGTCTGACAGCACCGCGGGCAATGCGAGCGGCGGTCGCCGGTCCACCACGCCCCGCAGCTGTGCGACACGGCCCCCTGGGGAAGGGTGCGTTCGGCGAGGGGGCGCCGGGCAGGTGCGCGCTGGATGACGGGCTTGGGCTTCGCCGGCAGCTTCCGCCTCGCCTTTGTCTTCGGCTTCGGTTTGGCCTTGCCGACCTTGCGGGGCTGCAGCTTGGCGACCGTCTCCGCCGTCGACTCGAAGCCTTTCGCTATGCGTGCCTGCAGGATCACCTCTCGCGCCTCATCGACGGTCTGGAATATGCGGTCACTCTTGATCCCGTTGCAGACCTGGCAGGACAGGACCCAGTTCGCGTCCGGGTTCTGTGCGAGGTAGGCGAACGGAACGAAGTGATCCCAGTGCGCGGTGAGCGCGACCGTGCGTCCGTGGCGCTTCACGCGTGCACCGATTGGGAGTTGGCAGTAGAGGCAGCGTCCAAGCTGGCTGGCGCGAATGCGCTTCTTGGTGGTGGCCTTGGGGTCCTGTCGCTGAACGCCGCCGCCCGATCCCCGTCCGTAGACCCTGCCCTGCCAGCCCATGCGCGGATCGCTCCCTCCGGGCGTCTCCTGGGCGCTCTGGCGGCCGTCTGTCACGCCGCCGCCTCCCCTCGCGGCCCTGTGCGCCCGTCTGCGGCTCTCGCAGCCTCCCGGACGTCCCGAGCGCCGTTCGCGGACTCCGAGACGCCCTGAGGGCCGCCTGCGGCCTCCTGGACCACCTCCGTGCCCGTCTCGGCCTCCAGCTCCGCCACACGCGCCTCCAGACGCCGTATCTCGGCATCTGCGGCTTCCCGGTTCCGCTGCAGAGCCCGAGTCGTCTCGCCGAGACTGCGGCGCGTCTTGTCGGCCAACTCCCGTTCCGCCCGCCAGTAGTCAGCCAGGACAGCCGCCTCCGGAACGCTGAGCACGCCATGCAGGCCGCGCCGCAGCAGGATCTCGACCGCAGCCTGACGCTGGGCACGCTCGTGCTCGTGCGGCTTCGGGGCGCGGACCGCGGGACTCCGACGGCTGTTCACGACCGACCCCCGTTCTTGATCCGCCCGTTGGGCAGGAGCAGCCCGTCCGCGGTCGCGCGCAGACGGAGCGCAATCAGCAGGGCGCCGCGAGGCTTCTCGCCGCGCCGCACGTACAGCGAGAGCAGGCGGCCGAACTCTTCGTCGACCAGCAGGCGCAGGATCCGGGTCGTCATCGGTGGTGCCTTTCGGTGCGGGGTGCCGCCCCCACGACGCAGGGGCGGCAGGGCGGGGTCAGGTGGTGGGCTTCGGCTCGGCCTCGACGGTGTACGTGGTGGTCGCGCGGACCAGACGGCGCTGCGTCGGCGTGCCGTCCTTCCACGTCGGGCCGACAGTGCGGGCGTGGGCCAGGTGGTTCACGGCGCGGTCGCGGGTGGCGTGCCGGGTGCCGGGCACCCACTCGTCGGCGAGCGGGTCGTGCAGCTCGGCGGCCCAGGTGTGCTCGGCCGGGTGCGCCTCGCCCGCCTGCGTCTCGGGCTGCTGCGCCTCGCCGGCCATGCGGCGCAGCTTCTCCAGCGCGGCCCGGTCCTCGTCGGTGAACCCGTCCCCGAGGGACATCTCCTCGGCGGCCTGGTCGAGGGCGAAGGTGAGGAACTGTCGCTCCGTGTCGGACAGCGAGGCGGCCTGGTCGGCGGGTGTGGGGAGGACGGCGGGCTGTTGCTCCAGTACGGCGACCTGGGCGCGGATGCGGATGATGGCGGCGCGGGCGCCGACGGCCACCTCGTCGTGCTGATCGCGGTAGTCGGCCTCGATCGCGTTGCATTCGGCGAGGACGGCGGCGAGCGCCTGGGCGATCCGGTCGCGCAGTGCGGTCTGGTCGGCGGGCGCAGACGGTGCGGCGGCAGGCGTGGCGATGAGCGCGGTCTGCAACTCGTGCCGCGCCCCGAGGGCTTCGACGCCGGGGTCGGTGGTGTTGGCGATCAGGTCGTCCATCGCTTCGAGGGCCCGGCGGGCGGCGTCCCGCAGAGGGTCGATGGCGGGCGGTTCCCAGACGGCCTTGCCGTCGCGGATGGCGTTGACGCCGTTGTGGTTCACGGGCATGCGGTGCTCCTTGATCGATGTGATTGGGTGGGCGGAGACCCGCGCCGCTACCGACGGCGCGGGTCGCTGCGTTGTCACGGGGTGGGGGCGGCCAGGGCGTCGGCGACGGTCCGGCCGTGGTACGTGAGCCGCGGCGCCAACTGGCGGGCCAGCCGCAGCGCCGTCTCGTTGTCGAAGCGGTGCGCCGCCTCCCACTCGACGGTGGCCGGATCGTCGGGCTCGTCGTCCTCGCTGATCCCGCCGGGCTGGAGGGACCAACGCCCGTCGGTGCCCCAGTAGCTGAGCCCGTGCTGCACGGCGTACAGGCTGCCCTGCTGGTGCCGAACGTTCACCGTGAACTCCCACCGTTCGTCGTGGCCGAGGGGCAGGCAGGACACGACATAGGCGGTCGGCAGGACGGTCGGCTCCGGTACGCCGGGCTTCACGTGGCCGAGGCCTTCGCGGATCTCCCGCATCGTCATCGCGGGCTTCTGGTCGGTCATGGGGTTCCTTGTCTGGTGGGCGGTTCGCTGGGGTTTGTGCCTACTGCGGGCGGGTCAGCTGGCGGCGGCGAGGCGCTGCGTGCAGTCCGCCCAAGCGACGACGACCGGGAACTCGCCGTCCTTGTGCGGGCCGGTGCAGCCCTCGCAGATCTCCATCTCGCTGAGGTGCGAGCAGGTCTCCTTGCCGGGGATCTCGTCGCCCTCGTCGTCGAAGAAGTCCTCGCACTCGCGTTCCAGGCATTCGAGGGAGCCGACGTCGACAGTCAGCGGAACGTGGGCGGTGGGCGGCTCGGGCTTCTGGGCCGCAGCCTGCTTCGGCCGGGTGTGATCACGGACCCGGCACCGGTTCCACGGCACCATCTCGCCGTCCTCGGCGGAGCAGGCCAGGCAGGCGTCACCGGCCGGGGCGTCGAGGCAGACCGGGCCGTCGTCGCTGGACGGGTGACGGTCCCGCCAGAGGTCCCACGCCTCGCCCTCGGTCTCGATGTCGGGCTCGGCGCCGTGCGGGCACTGGTCGCTGCCGACCTCCCAGTAGAAGGCTCCGGGCTCATGCAGTTCGGTCATGTCAGTTCTCCTGTCGGTGAGTTGGTTTGTCTAGGTTTCGCATCCCGCTCACACCGGGCTGCTGTCCGCCGTTTCCCCGGCCCGAGGGTCGGGCGGCAAACAACGGGCGACGTCACGCGGCCATCGCGTCGAAGTCGGACAGCCGTCGGGCCGGGGCGGCGACTGCGGCGACGAGGACCGCGGCGAGCGGCGGGGGCACGGCGTTGCCGACCGTCAAGTGCCGCTGGCCGGCGGTGCCGTGGAAGACCAGGCCGGGCCGGAAGCCCTGGAGCTTCGCGCACTCGGCAACGGTGGGCCGGAGGTTGGGCCGGGGCGTCTTGCCCTCGGCGGCCTCTTTCGGTGTGGGCCTACGCAGCGGCACGTCCCGGTCCGCCCACAGCGGCCGTCCGTCTTCGTCGACGGTGCCGATGGTGCGGGCCATGGCCTGCCGGGTGCCGTTGCCGAACGGTTCCGCGCCGCCCGTGTAGGTGCCGCCGCCGGTGACGGACGGGGCGGGGCGCTGCGTGTATCCCCAGCCGATGACGTCGGCCATGGCGGTGAGTGCCGGCTGGCCGAGCCCGCCGTGGGTGGGCGCTGGAAGCACAGCGTCGCGGGTGCGGCTGGCGATGAGGACGGCCCGCTTGCGGCTCTGGCCGAGCCCGTAACGGGCGGCATCGACCACGCCCGCGGTCGCGCTGTAGCCCCAGCTGCGGAGGATGTCCGCGTACTGCTGCCAGACGGGGAGCACGGACGGCACCTGCTCCATGCAGATCCAGTCCGGCATCAGGTCGGCCATCCACCGCATCGGCTCCGCGGTGAGGATCGACCGTTCGTCGCGGCAGGCGGCGCCGATGACGGCCCGGGTGTCCTTGCCGCGGGAGAGGTCTTCGATCGCCTGGTGCACGAGCGGCAGGTCGAGCAGGCCGAGCTTCTTCCCGGACTTGTTGAAGCCCGGGCAGGGCGGCGACCAGATGCCGCCGTCGGTGCGGCCTTTGAACACCCACGTCGGGTACTGGGTGACGTCGCAGCGCACTGTCGGGTGTCCGGCTTTGTGGCGGGTGAGGGCTGCGGCGGCGTCGAGTTCGAGGCCGATGTCGGTGAGGCCGAGGGGGCGGATGCCTTCGGACCAGCCGATGCCCGCAAAACCGTGGACGATCATGCGGCTTCTCCTTCGGCGCGCTCGTGCGGTCGGGGCAGTGCGACGACGGCCGCCTGCTCGCACAGCGGGCAGGTGCAGCGGCCGTGCGTCGGGGTGGGGCCGGTGGCGGTGGTGCCGATGGGCCAGCCGCCGGTGTGGGCGATCCGGTAGCCGGGCTCGACGGGGGCCGCAGCGACCGGGGCCGGCTTCGGGGCCGGGGTGCGGCCGGTGAGGGCGAGCAGGTAGCTCTTGAGGTCACCGTCTTTGCGGAGGGCGGCGATGTCCTCGGTGGTGGGCTGATTCATTACGTGGCCGCCATGTCGCAGAAACGGGCAAAGTGCCCTTGGAATGCAGTGGTGATCGTTGCGGTGGGCCCGTTGCGGTGCTTGCCGACGATCAGGTCCGCCTCGCCGGCGCGCGGGCTTTCCTTCTCGTAGGCGTCCTCGCGGTGAAGCAGGATCACGATGTCCGCGTCCTGCTCGATCGCGCCCGACTCGCGCAGGTCGGACACCTGCGGCTTCTTCTCGGTGCGCTGTTCGGGTCCGCGGTTGAGCTGGCAGAGGACGATGACGCTGATGTTGAAGTCCTTGGCGAGGAGCTTCAGCCCGCGGGACAGGTCGGCGACGGCCTGCTGCCGATTGTCGGCCCGCCCGACTTGCATCAACTGCAGGTAGTCGATGATCACGAGCCGCAGGCCTTTGGTGCGGACCAGGTTGCGGACGCGGGCCCGCAGGGTTGCGAGGGACAGCAGGGCGCCGTCGTTGATGTAGAGCGGGGCTTCGGCGATCGCGTCCTGCACTCGGGCGGCGGCGCGGGCGACGTCGCTGTCGGAGACGACGCCCTGTCGCAGGTGATGCAACGGGACGCGGGCCTCGGCGCACAGGATGCGGTCGGACAGGTCGCCGCTGCTCATCTCCAGCGACTCGATGAGCGTGGGAATCTTGTTGCGGATGGCGGCGCCGCGGGCGAAGTCCTGGGCGATCGTGGACTTGCCCATGGCGGGCCGGGCACCGATCACAATCATCTGGCCGCCGGTGAAGCCCCCGGACAGGAGGCTGTCGAGGTCGATGAACCCGGTGGGGACGCGGTCTTCGTTGGTGGGTGGGGTGACGGCGCGGATGAGGCTGTCGCCGATGAGGTCGCCGATCGGAGCGAGGTTCTCTTCGTCCGTGGGCCGGACGGCCCCGTCAAGGTCGGCCTGAATGGCGGCAACGTCGGCGTCCTCATCGAAGGCCGGCGAACTGCCTTTGAGGATGGCGTCATAGCCGAGGGCGACGACGCGGGCGGCAACGGCCTTCTTGGTGACGCGGGCCGCGTACCAACTGGCGCTGCCGTAGTGGGCCTCGTTGCAGAGTTCCATGAGCTGGTCGGCGGGCGGCACGCGGGTGGGCATGCGACCGTCGGCATGCCAGGCCTCGAGCTGCCGGTGCACGGCGAGGTGCTTCAACTCGCCATCCCGGAAGACGGTGCGCAGCGCCTCGACCGCGAACCAGGACCAGCGCAGCCAGTCGATGGTGATGTCGGCCGGGTCGAAGCCCTCGGCAGCAAGTTCGTCGACGGCGGCGGGCTGCATGATCGCGGTGGCGACGAGGACCCGCTCGGCTTCGAGGTCGCAGGGTCGAGACGGCGGGCGCGGGCCGGCGTCGGCGACATCCTCGTCGGGAGCCCACATTTCGGTTTCGGTGGTCACGCGGGGTTCTCCTGGCTGGGGGTGGCGAACTGGGCGGCGAAGCAGGTGTCGCAGTTGCGGTCGCCGCACGGCCGACCGGCCGCATGAGCGGCTTCGATGCGACGGAACTCAGCGCGAATCTCGGGGCTCTTGACGATCCCGTTAGCGATCCAGAAGGCGAGCTTCCAGGTGTCGACATCGCAGTTGACCTGCTGGGCGATCAGGTGACGGAGTCGGTCGTCGGCGGGTGGGTAGCTCACGCGGCCTCACCCCGACGGCGGTCCGGGCCCTTGAACACGACGCGCTGGCACATCTCGATGAGCCGGCTGGTGACGCGGTCGCCGAGACGTTCGCTGATCTCCTTCGGCACCAAGTTGGAGGTGATCAGCGTCGGCAGGTGGTTCTCGTAACGCCAGTTGATGAGCCGGAAGTTAATCTCTTCGGTGAACTCGGTGGGCTTCCTCTCGGCGCCGAGGTCGTCGACGAGGAGCACCGACGCGTTGCGGTAGCGGTGGAACTCGGCCTCGGAGTCGATGCCGTGGCGGGGACGGAGCGCGGCGTACAGGTCGGCCGCGGTGGTGACGACCCACGTGGCGGCGACGCCGGCGATCGCCAGTTCGCGGATCGCGCCGTAGGCCTGGTGGGTCTTGCCCGTGCCGGTCGGACCGAGCAGCAGCAGGGAGCGTCCGCGAGTGACGGAGCCGACGGGTGCGCCGCGCTCGGCCTGAGTTTCGCGCGCCTCGGCGATGAGCTCCTGAAGCCAGGCCTGGATCTCGGGGCTGTCGGCGATGGCAGCTCGGTAGTGGAACGGGATGATCTTGGCGGCGGCGACGATGGAGTAGCGGGCGACGTTGGCGACGCTGTACGGGTCGGCGTCACCGGAGTTGAGCCAGGCGAGGTCGACGCCGCGGACGGCGAGCATCTGCTCGAGGTGGTATCGCTTCGGGTTGATGGGCGGGATCCACTGCATGGTCAGTTCCAGTCCTGGTTGTAGTCGGAGTCGTCTGCGTGATTGCGGTGGGGTTCGTAGCCGCCTACGGCGTGCAGATGGCGGCCGGGCGGCGTGTCGGGCTCGTCGTCGTAGCAGCCGTTGTTGAGCCAGGTCGCCGGGTACTTCGTGTACTTGGGTTCCTGGTCTTTGCGCTCTTGGGCGTAGGCCTTGGCGGCGTCGACCATCTGCTGGGGCTCTGCGCCGCGTTCGATGGCGGCGGTCCAGGCCTTCTTGGCGGCTTCCTTGTCCCGTCGCTTCGGGTAGGTCAGCCAGAAGGCGCCGAAGGCCTCGAGGTGGTGATCTTTCTTCTCGCTGCCGCTCTTGGTCTGAACCGAGGCGACCGGCTTCTCGGGCTGGTTCGCGACGGCTGCGGGAGAAGAGTCTTCTAGTAGTTGTTTGTCTGACGGTTGTTGGTGGTTAGGGCTGCGTTCCGTGCGTGACGAACGGACTTTAAGTGCGTGACATTCGTCGGTCACGGACTCTGCGTGCGTGACAGTCACGCCTTCTACGTCCGTGACGGTCACGGACTCTGCGTGCGTGACACCCTTCGAGCGGGACCGGCGCTTCCGCTCCGCGGCGGCGGCACGGAACTCGTCCTCCTCGCGCTCGAGGTTGCTCCAGTCGGTGGCCGGGCGACGCAGTTCCATCGCGAGCTTGTAGCGGGTGCGTCCTTCACGAGTTCCGTCCTTCGCGATCAGTCCGGTCTTCTCGAGCCGGCGCAGGGCGCGCTGAACGGTGGCCCGGTCGTAGCCGGTGCGGTACTGGATGCGGAGCACGGAGGGATGCGCGTCGATGCCGGTCGGACTGGCGTGCTCAGCGAGCGCCTGAAGGACGTGCCGGGCAGTCGTGTCCGGCTTCCCCTTCTCGGTGCGCGGCATGGGCGCCTGGTCCATGGCCCACGTGACGGCCTCAGTACTCACGGAATACTTCCTTCGGGAGGGTGTCTTCGCTGGTCATCCGCTGCTTTGGGACAGCCCTCATGGAGGCTCGAACCGGTCTCGATCTCGCCGGTTGGCGTGCCGCCAGTCTAGCAAGGGGTGTGTAGGCACATGCAATACACAGGCAACACGATCACCATCGACTTTCCCGGCCATGGGGTGTGTTGCTTCTGCACGGTCAGCTACGCTGTCGACATGACGACGAGAGGGACGCCCGGCCGGATGATCCGCATCGACGACGAGATGTGGGAGCTCTACGGCCAGCTGTGCGCGGAGGAAGGCACCACGCGCACCGACGAGCTGCGTCGCCACGTCCACTCGCGCGTCCGTGCCTACTGCAAGGCGAAGGGCATCGAGGCGCCCAAGCCGAAGCCCCGGATCGTTCGCAGCAAGCCGGCCGCGGCTTCCGACTGACGTCACGTCCCTTCCTCCTTCCAGGCCCCGCCATCGGCGGGGCCTGCGTCGTGTGTGGGCTAGGCGGCTGCGCCGAAGATCGCCGCGTACTGGTCGCGCATCGGCTGGTCTTCGACGTGGTCGGGGTGGACGCAGCCGTCGAACTCGCAGCCGGGCTTGACGTAGCCGACGGGCTCGCGGCCGTGCCGGATCTGGAATGCGATGCGGTAGGCGGTGCGCATGCCGTCGACGGTGCGGACGGCGGGCACGCCCTTGGTGTTGCGGTAGCCGGTCCAGGCGAGATGCCCGTCGTCGGTCGGCTGGGTGCGCTGCCGGAACAGGGCTTCCGGGCTGGCCGCCACATAGCGGCGTCGGCTGCGGGGCAGGCCGAGTTCCGCACGGATCGCCGCGACCTTGCTGCGGTCGACGTGGACTTCGCGGGCGATGGCCAGGTTGCCAACGCCGGTACGGAGGAGCTTGACGATCGCGTCGCGGGTGCTCATGCGGCCACCTCGATCGCGTACTCGGGGTGGTCGCGGAAGGCGTGGTCGACATAGGACTTGTCGACGCCGAGGCGGGCTGCGGCGGCGGCCTTGTCGAGGCCGGTCGTCCGCATGATCAAGTTGGCGTCCTGGGCGATGATTTCCCGGCGGGTGAGTCCGTACATCGGCTCGAAGTGCTTGTCGTCGATGGCGTCCATGCGCTCGGTCCAGTACTTGACGGTGGCCCAGCGCCGCTTGGCCGCGTAGCTACGGGCGCGGTTGGCGGAGATGCGGCTGACGTCGTGCTGCTCCGGCTTCTCGCCGGCCAGCTGCTCGTACATCTTGGTGACGGCTTCGGCGGTCCGGCCGTAGACACGTTCTTGGTGAACGAGGGCGCGCACGGTGCGCTCGGAAACGCCGATGCGGGGCCCGAGGTGCTGCATGGGCCAGCCGGCGGCGACGAGGGCCTGGAGGCGGCGGCGGGTGCCGGTTGCGTCGGCGATTCCGGGCTTGGCGGCGTCCGGGGCGATGGCCAGGATCTTCGCGGCGACTTCCGGTGTGCAGCGCTGCTTGCGGCCTTTGCGGTAGCCGTTGAAGCCGTAGGCGCGGACGAAGCCGATGACGGTTTCCGACGGGATTCCGGCGAGCTCACCGATGCGAGTCGGGCTGAAACCGGCGGCGTACAGCTTAAGGATGTGCTGCCGCACGGGCTCAGCCTCGATCAGCGGCTTCCATGTGCCCGCTGTGCGGCTGCGGTAGCGCTCGCGCTGGTAGGTTCTGTGGCGCTCGATGCATTCGGGGCGGAGGCAGCCGTAGTGCTTTACGCAGGTGAGCGTCTCGTGGTTGGGCGGCTGGCGAGTTGCGGTGGTCACGGCGTCTCCTCTCGGCGGTTGGCGGGGTGGTTGGCGTAGTACTCGGCCCAGCGGGCGACCCGGCGGCCGTCGATGCGGACGGCCATGCGGGTGGCGACGGCCTGGTAGATGCGCCAGGCGAGTCGGATGACGCCGGCGGCGAGGGTGAAGGGGAGGCCGACGATGCAGGCGATCACCAGCCAGAAGAGGCCTTCGAGGGCCCAGCCGTGGGCGAGCAGCCAGCCGCCGATTTGGGCCCTCACGTCCGCCTCCCGGTGATGGAGGCGTAGGCGACGGCGGCGATGCCGGCCATGAGGGCGAGGCAGGCGAGGAAGAGGGCGGCGGCGTGGTCGGTCATGACGCCTCCCCGAGCCCGTCGAAGGCCAGCTGCTCCTGAAGGGCGGGCAACTCGACGATGTCCGCCTGCCGCGGTTTGGCCACCGGTGTCGGCTTCTTGAGGAGGGCTTCGATGGCGTCGAATTCCTTCATGGCCGTGCGCAGGGCGGATCGGATTTCGTTGAGGATGTCCAGCGGGTTCCGGAACTCCGGCTCGGGCGCCGTAGCTACCTCCCGCGTTGGCCAGACGGTCGGCTTGGCGTCGGCTGGCCGGGTGGCGGGGATGGTGACGATGACGGTGGGTACGTCGGTGCCCGACTCCTTGAACGCTCCTGCGGCTACGGCTTCAACGGTTCCGCCGCGGGCCTCAACCAGACTCCGGAAGTTGGCGGTCCTGCGGTTGTGGTCAACGACCGTCCACGACATGACCGCGGCCAGCAGCCCGTCCGGCTTCAGGAACTGAAGGGCGTGCGTGACGTGCTCCATGTCGGCGCCCTTGGTGAAGGGCGGGTTCATGACGACCCGGTCGTATCGGGCGTCCGGGGCGACGGTGAGGAAGTCGGCGACGCGCACGCTGTGGACGGCGCCCGTCTCGGCGAGCACGGCCGCGTACCCGGGGTCGCGTTCGAAGCAGTCGACGACCGCGCCTCGGCTGGCGGCTGCGGTAGCGATGGCGCCGGAGCCGGCCGACGGCTCGAGGACTTCCATGCCCGGCTTCAAGTCCGCCAGCTCCAGGAGACGGGCGACGATGGGCGCCGGGGTCGGGAAGTACTGCGCCTGGGTGCGCTTCTCCCGCAGCGTGACGACTTCACCGGTGGCCAAGACAGGCGCTATCGCTTCAGCGGCGTCGATCGGGAACACGTGCGCCTGGACGCTGGTGGTCCAGCGGCCTCCGACGGCTTCGAGGACCTCGTTGGCGAGCTGGTACAGCTTGGGGTTCATGCGCGGCCCGGTGAGGACCAGGCGGTTGCCGTCGATCTCGGCCCGCTCTGTCAGCACGGCGAGGATGTCGTCGGTGAGCTTCACGCCGCCCGCCTCTCCTGCTGGCGGGCGGCGCGTGCGGCGGCCCGGTCTTCGCGGCGACGGCGGGCGACGGCTTCGCGGTGGGCGACGGGGACGCCGATCCATTCGTGGACCATGCTGTGTCCGGCGCGTGCGCTGGTGCCGCCGCCGTGGTGGCGGATGATCCCCTCGTTCTGGAGGCGGATCGGGAGGCTCCCCCACATCGACTTCGGCTTGGGCGGGTCGGGCAGCTGGTGCTTGCGGGCCACGGCATCGATCGTGAACGGCACGCCGGTGTCGGCCTCGGCCACGTAGTACGGCGTGACCTCGTCGACCCAGGCCTCGAAGTCGTCGACTATCCGGCGGGTCTTGGCGGGGGCCGCGGCGGCGAGCTCGGAGCCTTCGAACGCGGGTGCGATGTAGGTCATGACGCGGACTCCTCTTCAACGATTTCGGCGTCCCGGGTGGGCAGCTCGGCCTCGAGCTCGGCGTCCGTCATCAGGTAGGCGGGGATGCGGCCGTGGATGAGTGCGTGCCGGATGTCGTTGCCGGCCTGCCGGATCTGCATGGCCCGGCCGCGGCCAGGGTCGGTGGTGGCCTGGTCGGCGATCTGCAGGTAGCGGTCGGAGAGCAGGCCGAGAGCGGTCTGCATCTGGACGGCCTTGTCGTGGATCGGGTCGTAGCCGGGGTCGCTGTGGGTGAGGGCCGCGACGACTCGGCGCCAGAAGGAGCTCTTCACTTGTCGCCTCCGAACGGGATGAGCGGCCACGCCTGCTCGACACGCACGTCGGGCTTCATGCGCCGCAGGTGCTCTTGCAGGGATCGGGCCTGTTCCGCGGCCCAGCCGATCTGTGCCGCATGCAGCTGGTCGAGGTCGAGGTCGGTGAGGTCGTCGAACCGCTGGTGGTGGTCCCAGGTGACGAACTCGGGCCGGTCGGCGTGCGGGGTCTGCGCGAGCGACCCGATGCGGTAGGCGATGCGGGCGGACATCAGTGCGTCGTACTCGCTGCCGTGCGCGGCCTCCTCGTCCCACCCGAAGCCGTAGACCTGCGCAAGGGTGACCAGTTGGCGGGGGCCCTGGCTCTGCGAGATGCGGCGCCGCCGGGGCAGGACATGCTGGTCGAGGACGCGGGTGTCGATGACGCGCATCCGCGCCAGGTCGAAGGCTTCGTCGAGGCCGCAGCCGAGGTGCCGGCGGGCTTCGCGGTCGAGGAGGGTGAGGTCGAAGACGACGTTGTGGCCGACGATTGGAATGCCGCGGGTGACCGCTTCACCGACTGCGGTGACGACGTCTCCGACGACATCCTTGGCCGGATTGCCGTTCGCGTGGGCGTGGTCGGAGCTGATGCCGTGGACGGCGCGGGCGGCCTCCGGGATGTCGGCGCCGTTGAGGTCGGACAGCCAGTTCAGCGGGACGGTGTCTTCGCCGCCGCCGACGTAGATGGCGGACGCGGTGACGATCAGGTCGCGGTCGACGCTGATGCCGGTGGTTTCCGTGTCGATCGCACAGAGCCTTTGCTCATGCCAGCTCACGACGCCTCACCGGCCTCGATCTGCAGGAGGTTCAGGTGCGCCAGGGCTCCGGTGCGCCAGGCTTCGGCGATGGCTTCCTTGCCGCCTGTGGACGGGCGGACGGAGTGGGTGAGCGCCCGGGTGGCTTTGACCTCGACGCCGGGGACGTCGTGGAGCTCGCCGGTCTCGGTGTCGACGATGCGGGGGACGCCTGCCGCGGTCATCTGGGCAAGGAGCGTGGTGCGGTAGGCGGGCCGGACTTCGGTCACGAGCCGGGTGGTGACCTCGCCGGGGGCGATGCTGCGGACGAAGTCGCGGAAGGCGTCGTCGTCGATGACGACGGCTGCGGGCTTGGCGTCGGAGCGGCTGATGGTGGCGACCTTGGTGCCGTCCGGCAGGGTCGCGGTGACCTTGGAGATTCCGTTGCCGACGAGCTGCTCTTGCATGGCGTTCTTCACCTCCTTGAGGCGGTCGTTGACGGTGTCGGAGAGGGCTTTGAGGGCGGCCTCTTCGAGGGCGAGCTGTGCGATGTCCATGGGGGCTCCGTGGTTTGCTGGTGGGGTGGGCCGGCCCGATTGCCGCGGGCCGGCCCGTCCTGTGCGGGTTAGGCGGCGGGGCGGATTTGTGCGGCGAGGGTGCGGATCGCGTTGGCGGAGGCGTCTTCGATGGAGCAGCCGAGGGCGCTGTATGCGCCGTTTTCGAAGTCGCTGAGGTTCGCGGCTTCGGCGGCGGCGCGCAGCTCGGCGACAGCGGCGGCGTGGTCGGCTTCCTCGTCGGGGACGACCTCGCCCTCGACCACGTCCTCGTCTTGCCCCTCGGGCCCGGTGGGCTGCGGCTCAGCAATCGCCTTCGCCCTGCGGGTCAGGTACTGGCCGAGCTCGCTGATCTCACCGGTGTCGGCGGCCAGTACCGGGGCCTCCATCAGGCGCCCCGTCTTGGCCAGCCCCCACAGCTCGGAGATGCGCTCCTTGCCGGTGGCCTTCTCCGCCTGGTCTGCGATCTCCTGCGCCGGCTTGTGCGGTTCGACCCGCGGGGCCTCCGCGGTCTGCTGCGGCGCGGTGACTGGGGTGGCCCACGGATCAGCCTCGCCCTGCTGGACGCTGCGAAGGTGCCGCTCCTCCGGGGCCGGGTTGTCGGCCTGAGCCATCTCCTCGGCCGTGTACACCCCGGCCAGGTCGTGCGGGAAGGCCTTCCGCAGCGCGAGTGCCTCCGCGCACTTCGCGAGCTGGCCAGCGGGCATTTTGCCCCACAGGCCGATCGACTTGTTCTCCTTGCCGGTCTGCACGTACTCGCGGAACAGCGCCACTGCGGGGAACCGCTGGCCGTTCCGAATCACCGTGACCTTCACGCCGGAGGGCGGCGTCTCGGACAGCCACACGTCCCGCCACTGGCCGTCCTTGTCGCACCAGAGGGTGTCCTCGTAGCCGAGGTCGGCGTTCTGCTCGGCGACGACGCGGTGAGCGATGACTCGGTAGCCGTCGATGCTGGTCTGCGGGGTGTACACCTTGCGCTGCTGCCGACTGTCCCAACGGCCGATGAGGTAGATCTGCCGGGAGAACGGGTCGAGGCGAGTGCGCTGGCAGAGGTGGAGGAACGCGGACAGTTCCGCGGCGGTCACCTGGTTGTCGATGCCGGACTGCTGGAGTACTGCCTGCTGCGCGGGAGTCCAGTCAGTCTGGTCGGGGCGGATGGCGAGTGCGCCGCCTGCCTGGACGAGGTCGGTGCTCATTGGTGGTGCTCCTGTTCGCTGCTGAGCTGCGTGTTCTGCGTGAAATGGGTGCACTGAAGGCGGGCCGCCAGCCCCAGCCGGGGGGGTTGGTCCGGGGCTGGCGGCCCTGGATGCCGCGGGAGCGAGGGGGGCGCGCTACACCGCGGCGGTATGGGAGGTGGAGGTCAGGTGGCCTCAGCGGCGGTCACGATGCGGTCGTGGGCTTCGTTGAAGTCGTTCTCGTCGAGGCCCATCCACGGCATGGTGTGCGACATCGCGATCAAGATGTCGTAGGCGCTGAACCCGTCCGCCTTGGCCTCGCGCGCCGCTTCGTCGATGTCCGCGTCCGCGTAGACGCCGTTGCGGCTGACGTCGCCGCGCATCCGGTATGCCGGACTCGCGGGCAGGACCGGGTAGTAGCGGGCGGCCTTCGCGAACAGCTCGTCCGCGTCGACGTTGGCGCGCAGCGTGTCCATGTCCTGCGTCCAGTCGACGAGCGTCCCGAAGAGCTCGGCGGTCTTGATGGCGTCTTCGCAGGTCATGGTGTCCGCCACGGCGCGGCCGGAGGGATCGTGGCCGATGCGCCAGCGGTGCGGGCTGGACGGGTGCATGCCGTCCGGGATGCGGTAGACGAGCAGACCGGGCGTGATCTGCATCGCGAGCGGCACCGTGTACACCTGGCCGTCAGCCAAGGCGAGTTGGTAGTCGCGGACTTCACCGATCATCGGGATTCCCCTTCCATGGGAAGCTGGTGGTGGACTCCCGCCCGTTAGCCCCGGGCGGGGGTTTCTGCTGTCAGGCGGCGTTGTCGTCTGCGGTCTCGGCCGCGGCGGTCGCCTTGAGGCCGTCGATGAACTCGGCGAGCCGATCGACGGGGATGTAGCAGCCGTTGTTGGAGGTCTGGAGCCACAGGACGGGCCCGTGGTCCTTGTCCTCGATGCGTTCGGTGATGACGTAGTCGCGCGTAGGGCCGGCGAATCGGTGCGTCTTGTTCATGGCGGTCTCCTTCGGGGGTTTCTGCTTTGGGCGCCGGGCCTGCCAGCCGGTGTCATCTGGCGGCCCGGCGAGTCAGGTGGTGGCGGGCATCGCGTACACGGGCCAGACGGCCGGCTGCGGCCGGTCGAGGACCGGCAGCTGCTGCGTCTCGTCGTTGGCGGTCGAGCGGTGCGGCACCGGGGAGACGTAGGGCAGGACGACGACCGGAGCGAACGGGCGGACGAGGTCGGTGGGCACCGGATGGAGCTTCGGCCGTGCGTTGACCACGGCCTGCCGGAGCCGCTCCTGTTCGGCCTTCGCGCGGATCGTCGTGTGCCGCAGATCGGCGTTCGCCTTCAGCAGCCGACCGTTCTCGTCCTCGGCCGCGGCAGCTCGCAGGGAGTAGCGGCTGGCCGAGAGGATGGTGCTGGTGAGCTCGCAGACGAGTTCTTCGTTGCGGGCGATCAGCGCCTGGTTGTCGGCTTCCACCTGGGCGAGGCGGGCTTCGAGTTCGCGGTAGGCGGCGGTGTGCTTGCCGGGTGCGGTGGTGGTGAGGCTCATGCCGCCACCCCCGCCTTCAGGCTGGCCGCGGTGTCGCGGAGCAGCTTGGCGGCTTCCCGCTTGCCGTGGCCGCGGGCGTCGTTCCAGGAGACGATCGCCGCTTCCGGGATGCGGGCGAGGATCGCCTGCTCGGCAGCCCAGACGCGCAGGTCGCGGCCGGTGTACACGGGCGTGCCGTGCGCGGCGATGTTGAGGGCGCCGATGATGTCGACCCGGCAGCCGGCGGGCTTGGTGCCGCCCGCGGCCTGCTTGTGGTCGTACAGGTCCCGCTTGCAGTGGCCGTTGGTGTCGATGACGTCGGCGGCCTTGCCGACGAGGTCGGCGGTCTCGACGTCGGTGGGGATGGTCAGGGTGGTCACTGGCCCTCCTTGGCGGGCTGGAGCAGGTCGCGGACTTCCCGGGCGACGATCAGCAGCCAGCCGCAACACGGCAGCGAGACTGCGATCCAGATGGCGGTGCTCACGACTCGGCCCCCTCGTCCGTGCCCCACGCCTCGCACGCCGCGTTCAACTCGTTGGCGTGCTCCCAGCGGGAGGCAGTGACGGACTGGTTGCGGTGCTCGATCAGCGCGCGAACGCTTTCGACGACGTAGGCCGGAGCCGCGTATCCCTCCGCGGTGAGCGCGGCCGGTTCGTCGTTGCCGCCGTGGTTGGGGCGGAGTTCGGCCCACTCCCAGACCGGGCCGCGTTCGGGCTCGCCGTCCTCGATGCCGGTGTGCCATTCCCAGCTGAGGATCAGGCCGTTCGGCCACCGTTCGGCGTCGAGGCCGGAGGTGTCGGGGTCGAGGGTGATGACGGCGTTGAGGTAGCAGTAGATGCCGCGGGTCTCCCCGTCGGACGTCCACGCGTCGGCGGATTCGAGGCCGGCCTCGGTGAGGGCGTCGCAGACGGCGTTGATGTAGTCGTCGTGCGGAAGGGTGCGAGTGGTCACTGGTTTCCCCTGGAGATCTCGTCACTGATGCGGGTGCCGAACAGGGCGAGGAAGGCCATGGCGGCTAGGACTGTCCAGCCGGTCACGGAAACCTGGGCGGCGGCGAGGACAGACGGGATCGGGATCACGGCGTCTCCAGTCCGGTTCGGTCGATGTATCCGGCGGCGAGGCTGGCCTCGTAGCTGGCGGTGGTGCGGAGGGTGTCGTTCAGCTCGCGCTTGGCCGCCAGTTCCGTAGTCCGCTCCGCCACGACGGCGGTCAGGCTGCGGATCGCGAGGCGGCGCAGGGCGTTGGCGAAGCCCGCGATCGGCGACAGGCGCGGCGCCGGGACGGGGGCGGCCATCACGCCGCCTCCAGGGCGTGTCGGTATGTGGCGGCGGTCGTCGGCTGCGGGGCGGGGGTGAGGGGCCCGTGGTCGCGGTAGACGACCGACAGCGGCAGGACCACGGCAGGGGTGCCGGGGCGCAGCATCAGCGGCTCGTCCGACTCGTTGTGCTCGCAGGTCCACAGCCAGCGGGAGCCGTCCAGAGCGACCTGCACCCGGTCCAGGTCGATGGCGGTGCCGTCGAGGAAGCCGGTCATCACGCCACCGCTTTCGCCAGCTGCGGGCGGGCCTGCGGGGTGTAGCCGTGGATGATGACGGTGGCGCCGTCGACCTTGGCCTCGGCGATCAGGTGGATCTGGCCGACCGCGGTCAGCTGGTGCTCCACCGTGTCGGTGTCGGCGTGCAGGGCCTCCCGCCACGCTTCGAACGAGGCCAGCGAGTCGTAGCACTCGACCATCAGCTCGTCGGGAACGTTCGACACGATCCGGATGTCGGCGGCCGGCAGCAGCGGGTACTCCGTTGCCAGGGAGTGCAGTGCGGCGATGCTGCGGGAGTGATCGGCGAGAGTCCTCACGACGCCTCCAACGGGCGGTAATAGGTGGGCTGGGCGGCAAGAGCGGTGGCCCAGGCCGGGTAGTCGTCGTCGGTGGCGCAGGCCCCGTCGGGGTGGCTGAGGAGCCACGCGTCGTGGGCGTAGGCGATGAGGTCCGACGGGGAGTGCGTGTGGGCGGCGGCGTCGGCCAACGTCTGGCAGGCGCGCTGCCGGGCGACGAGCTGCTGCACGGTGGCCAACGGCACGTCCAGGTCGCGGATCGGGCGCGGGGTCGTCGTCATCGCCCGGCCTCCGCTCCGTCGCGCGGGGTGAGACCAGGGGCGCCCAGC